AATCACCACCTGTTGTAAATGCTTGTCCAGTAGCCGTACCAGTTCTAGCACATACAGGTCCATAAGTTGTATCAGCTGGTACAAATTGTGATTGAGTAATACCACTCTCACAATCAACCCAAAACGCTGTTAAACTTGCACCTGATATATTACCATCAAATGTATATTGAGTACAATCTAATGGAGGCTCAGTTGTTGTTGTAGTACTTGTTGTTGTACTGGTTGTAGTAGATGTTGTAGTTGTAGATGTTGTTGTAGTTGTAGGTTCTATTGGTTGAGCATCTTGCGCAAATGGAAGTGCTTCAGGTAGTATCGGACCTAATAATTGAATTTTACAATTACCATTTTTTAAGTTGTAGTCATTGATTGCACGTAAGTGATAATAGTTTCCTCTAAAACTAACTATGTCATTTAACTCCATCTTAAAGTAATCAGCCAATGGTATAATAGCAGATGCGTTAATTAAACGAGTTCTAGGATTATACAATAAGTTTACATAATCACTCCAATATTCTGAAAATAATGATTGTTCTGGTATTGTACCATACGAAGGTTGTTCATTAAAAAATAATAATGAATTGGAACCTGATGTTGGAAATTGAGAACCAGATACTACACTATAATTGTCAAAGTATGGAAATTGAGGTGTTTCATGCGCCAATCCAGTACTATCTACCAAATAATATGGCTGACAATCAACCTGTCCATTATAATAAAGTAAACGAGGTTGTACTCTGGAAGGATTGTAATTCTGGTCAGAGATGTAAGTTGGTACGAATATTGGTATAATTTGTGACATAGTATTTTAACAATTTGTTGAAAAGTAATTATCTCCGCTGCTTCCTATGTTCGCAACATAAAATACACCAGGATTTGATAGACTATAAAATTTCCAATAGTTGTTATTACCATTAAAAGGAATTGTTAATGCTGCATTAGTATAAAAAGTAGTTATAGTATATGGAGATTGTTCAGCTGTATAAACTGGTATAGGATAATAGTATGTATTAATACATGCATCAGTACTACTACCATATCCTTGAGGTCCCATTGACCATTGATAGGATGTTACAGGTGGATTAAATCCTTGAACCGAACCAGATATACCTGTACCTAATATTTGTAATAATGGTGTTTGTGATACTGCTGTTTTAACTTCAAACTTTCCTTGTGAGAAGAAGTTTTCTAAATCAGTATAATACGCTTTACCATATTCTCTATTGGCAGCTTTACTAAATTGTTGTGAAATATAATCTTGGTCTAATCTATCACCAAAGTTTAATTCATTTACAGCTAAGTTGTTTGCTGGAATTACTTCTAATCTTTCATCAAGATTAATGTATTTGTTAAAGTTTTTTATTTCTCCATCTTTGTACCAATTGTTAAATGGTTCAACAATAAATTCATTCACTTGTGTTTTAGATGGATATATTACTAAGTTAAATTTCTTTTGTATAGATGTTATAAAATCAATCTGCTTAATACCCGATGTACCAAATGGCATGTTAAGAGGAATATTCATAATCCTATCATCAGCTGCTTGATTTACTTTTCTTATTTGTAAAAAAGATTTTGTTGTACTAAGTGGGTCCATCGTTACAGTTGGTAATACACCTGTAGCTACATTCGGTCTTTGTTTAATTTGAAAATAATAATTTCCTGGCGGTAATTGGTCAGTTGTAAATTCACTTTCTAATTGATATGTTGTATTAATCCCACCAGTTCTACTTTGTTGTAATTCATCAAAGAATTGTATATACGATTGTATAGCTCTTAATGAGTATTGTGTACCACTACCAGTTTCTATTAAACGAAGTTGCCAAGTTCCATTTGCTGAAAAAGTACCAGGCATATTATTTAATGAGCAACTAACATTGATATTCAAATTTAATATTCCTCTAAGTGAAGTAGATTTTTCTACTTTGTATGCACCATTATTATAAAAGTTTTGTGGGTCTTCCAATTTGTTATACCAAGGAAGGGTAACAAATGTATTAGCAGGTAATACAACATCTGTCATACCAGCACCAGCAATAGCACCTATCCTTATTACTCCGTATGTTTCTAAATCAACATTTTCATATATAGGATATTTAAGAGCTCTATTACATACTAAATAAATGTTATCAAAACCACCATTATCTATAAATGAAGATGAGTATGTGTACCCAGCTTCGTTAAAGATTGCATCCCAAACTATTTTAGATTTAATTGCAGGTTTGAAATCTTGCGTACTTAAAGCACCATCTATATCATCTACACCAAACTGACTAAGACTACCTTCCGTAAATTGCATTCTTTGTCCATATTCTGCTAATGGGTAAACAATATCACCATTAAATAAATTTCCACTCCAACTTGATGATATATTACTATATGAAGATGTGTGATTGTATGCAGATAAAGAACTTAAATCAGTTAGATAACTTCTATTAACCTGTCTAGCAAAAGAAGATACTGCACCAAATAAAGTTACTTCATAAGAATCAATAAATTTATTTGCTATTACATTTACTTTGTTTAATTGTAAATAACCTTGTGCCAAATACAATCCATCAAAATCTAAATAAGCTGGAACTTTTATGTTGGTAGCAAATGTATCAGGACTAAATACACTAATATCATACACATGCTCAAAGAAAGCATTGTTCTTTTTGGTACCGGGCAACGTAATCTGCCTAGTAAAATCGGCAGGTACAATACCCAAATCAAATAAACCTGTAACATTATCAGATAACAAAATGTCTTCATCAGCAAATAGGTCTAAAATTATGTCATTTGCAACTAGTTTGAATATAAAACCTTGCGTAGTAGTTATAGCCATTATATAATTAATTTATAAGATTGTCCCCAATCAAAATCAAATTGGTATTGAACTAATTTATCATTTACACCAGTCTTAAACACAACACTATCAGTTCTAATTGTAATAGGTCTTACTGTTTCAGTTGATGCAGTAGATTCATACACCCAATATATTTCATCTGATACTAACAATTGTTTTAATATATCATTATAAGAATCATCTAAATAATCTGTATTTACACTAAGAGTTTGTTTACTATCCGATAGATAATTTAAGTTAGAGCTATCATAATTGTTATAACTCAAAGATGTACCTTGCCATGTTCCTAATTGTGGCTGATATGTTCTCTTAGTAGATTGAAATCCTTGTCTATTTACTAATAAGAAATTATAGTAATCAAATTGTCCATATCTATTTTTCCATTTAATTCTAATGTTTGGATACTTTTGTAAACAAGCCTTTGTAAAATTAATCGAAGAACCTAATGGAGTAGAACCATTGTAAGCTTGTACACTAAATGTATCCGTTAATACGTTTAATGGAAAATCACTACATCCAGAAGATATAGGAAAATATTGTGTTTGTTGTGAGGATGAAAGTGAGCTACTTACGTTAATTGAACCATTACCTAATGAACCTGAATAAACCATTCGGGTTGGTTGAGATGTTCCTGCAGCTCCAGTATAAGTTGTCATCCATCCACTTGTAGTATCTAAAAAAGATTGAGATACAGGACCATCACTCATTATAGGCCAATGTACTGATTTAGATACAATTTGTTGATTGATTGGTTCTTGGAATATTGCGTACCCATCTAATGCTTTATATGTACCACTCGAAACTATTGATGATGATACAATTACATTATTAGAGGATAGATAGTTCCAATAGAAATCACATTTATAATATTTTATATTTGATGTGTTAGAAAAAGCTAAATCAGTAAGTGTAGAGTTTAGTATTCTACTAACATCAAACATACCTACCAAGCTTTCATTTGGATATTTGGTAAGAACATAATTTGGTGCAGAACCAGAGTTACTTGGACCACCATCCCAATAATAAAGGTTAGCATAGTATTGGAAAGATGCACTTAATACCGCTTGGGTATTTTCAGCAACAGTGAATATCATTGGAGATTGTGCCAATGATGCGGTTGCTGGATATTGAGTTATGTTTAGTGACATTCTAAAATCTTTATCATTTAACCAACGAAAACGAATTTGTATCGGAGGGTATTATCTTCTAGCTCTTTCCTTACTTAAACTACGAAAAGCTCTATCTAAACCTATTTTTATTACAGGTAGGAAATCTTTTTCTACATACCCATTAACATAAGCATCTATTGTTTTCTTTAATAAAGGGTCTTGTGATGCCTGTTTAGCAAATGGTCTGGGTCTACCAGCACCTACGCCTGTACCATTACCCCATTCAACCCACTTACCATACTCTGCGCCCGGAGGTGCAAATTGTAAAGATACATTAAATGATTTTTGTGGTATCTTAAATTTAGTAGCACTTTTAGTACTTTTTGAAGTAATCATTCGGCTAGGTTGGTTGTATGAACCAATCCTATTATATAGATTACCTGTTTTATAAGCAGGTTTCCAATTCCCACTCACCATATAGAGTTGAGCTAGAGATGTGAATGTTTTAGCTACTTGTTCTAATTCTTTCATTACTCAGTTAATAAATTGTAAATACATCTAGGTCTATCGTTATGAGTAGTAAGGTCAAAGGTAGCTACCCAGCCACCCAATCCGTTGTCAAATTTATCCTTAAATGCTTCACAGCTTATCGTACCATCAATATCAAAATTGGTGGTGGCATATTGAGTATATGATACCAAATCATTGATTATAGATAGGGTATTAGCATGTATATCAACCGTGTCATCCGTACCATAGTAAGGTATCGTTTGTTTGTTATACACTCCAACTGATTCGTTGTTTTTTAATTTAATCTTATCAGCTACAGTAAGTTGACAAGTATATACAGTTTGAGAGCCATCAAATACTGCATTAGTAATAAGGATATTACCTAATGGATATTGAGGAAATTCTTTATCATCTATTTCAAAAATATCACCTTGCGTTGCACTCTGAATAGCTGGATGATTACTCATTATTGTTTTGAAATAATCCAACACATTATAGTACAACGAATAGTTAGTACCAGTATTATTTATTACATTTAATCCGCTCATATTATTATAATTGGATACCGCCGAAATATTGGTTAGTAAAATCAGGGAATACCTGCGTTAAGTTACCAACACTTTGAAGGTATTGTGGTATTTGGTTAGAGTATGCTACTAAATAGTTTTGCATTCTTGTTGCGTAAAAATCAGCAGAGTTCATACACTTTTGTAATAGGTAATCTATTTCATTCTTACCAGGAGATACTGATTGTTCTGATTGATGTTTAACAGCTCCTTCAGATTTGAATTGTACTGAAGAAAATGGTACATACTCCACACAACTATACCATATTAGGGTTGGTTTAATGTGGTCATTGATTAGGTCTTGGTAAAATACTGATAATGTATTCACAGTCCCAGCCTCAATATGTCCTTGCAAATAATAAAACAATACCGTACCCAATAGGTTTAGCATGTATTTATCCTGCGCTGTTCTCACAAATGGTAACAGTCTATCTGCATCAATTGCACCCTGTAAAGGGGAATTCTTAATAATATCGTTTCTGCTTACAAATAGTGCGTAGCTCATTTCTTATAATTTATATGTTTCAAAGTTCTTAGAGAAGTTAGGATTACTTTTTTGAAAATCCATTAGGGTTTCTTCTTCTATGTTAGTATCAACCGCTCCTTCATCTTCAATAGTTGAAGGATTTTCCATTTGCTTATCAGTTTCATCTGCAACTTCATCCATTGTTTTACCTGTATCTTCTGCTTGCTCTGCTAAGATAGCTAATGGAGTTAATTGTTCAAAGTACAATTCAGTATCATCGTATCCACCTTCAGATAACGCAGTAGTTAAGAAATTAATTACTAAGTTTTGGAATGGATTAATTGTCATTGTTTGTAAGATAGAGAATGCTGTTTTCATTTCCTCTGATTGAGATGAGAAACCATTAGCTTGTGTACGAATACCAAATAGTAATGGAGATGTTACTCTATGCCCTACAAGGATTCTATCCTGTGCGTATTCAGCAACATATTTGTACTTGTCATGCAAATTATCTATGTTGATTGTATCAATAGTAGGTCTTCTTTCCGCATCATCGTTGAATGAAATCATAAATCTACCAGCGTTTCTAGTGCCTGTAAACTTCTGCTCAATCATACTCTCAATAGTTTGTCTTTCTTCAGGAGCTGGAATACCATTGTTCATATTAACCATTACCAACGGCATAAATCCGTTTTCAATATTGTTAAGATGTAAGTTAGATAATTCAGCCTCTACATAAGCGAACTGAAGACCAGGCATCCAATCAGGCAAAGAATAATAATATTTGCCAGGAGAATAGTTCTTAATATAAAGGAGTTCCATCTTTTCGTTTGATGTTCCGAAAGCTGGTATTTTCTTTTTATGTCTTTGAGCCTTTTGGTCAGCCCAATCAACGCAGTAGAAATAGTTTTCAATTTTTGGATTATCATATATCTTTTCAGCACGAATGTTTTGTATTGGCGTGTGATAAAACTTAACTACCTTAGTATGTGAATCATCCCAATATACTTGGAACGCAGCATTACCATATAGTTTCAAATCAAAGATTACTCTTTTAATTTCTTCTTGTGGTATTAGTTTATCTAACACAGTTTGAAATCCTTCACTTTTAGCGTACAATCCTTTACCAAATATTAAATCGGAAATACCTTCAATACAAGCTGCATTAGTTGTAGAAGTTGTATAGCTATCCGTAATGTTTTGAAAAAAATCATCCGGTGTTATAATGCCAACAGGCACCCATTGGTAGCGTGTTTTAGTATCCTCTACTACAATAGGGATGTCTTGCGATGTTAGATTTACTACCGAGAAACTTTGTTTTTCTTTCATATTATTTCATTATAATGTATTCATTATCAGTTAGGTTACTTTTGTATCTTTCTTCAACACCTAATTGAACCTTATAATCAGGCTTATCAATTGATTGAGAAGCAAATACTGAAATAGAACCATCCCATATTGATGATGTCCTATCAGTTATAAATGCTCTATATTGGTCACCAACTTGTGCACCTGAAATAGATGCAGTCCAATTAAGGATACTCTCATACGGCTGAAATGTATAAGGTCTGCCTGATGCACTAATTGATGAAGTTGTATTCACCAATGTCAACATATTCTGCAGATTGAGTGTAAGTTGTGATGAGCCGGTTGGAGCTATTCTAAATGAGTAGTTATTGCTTCCAGATATGAAATAAGCTAGCATTAGGTTGTACTTAAATTGTTTTTATCTATACATTTAACAACAAAGTAATAAAAAATAGTTAAGCATAAAAAAAGGGAGAACTTAGTCTCCCTTTAATATGTTTAAGTGTAATACTGATTAGTTGTTCGTACCATTCACTATTGTTGGTGGGTTTGTCACAGCTCCAAATGGGTTACCAAATGTAGAGCCAGAGATAAACGGCGCTGGTAATTGTTCTTGTCCAGTGAAAGTTATAGAATAACCATAAAGGTCACCCATAGCTGCACCAGTCTGAATAGTACCACCTGTTACATCTGCACCTTCTCTTTGTCCTACTAATAGAGTATCTCCATTCATAGTGTGTACAAAGATTTGAGGTCTTCCGTAAGCCATCAACTTTAATTGAGTAGTCATCTCATTTGTCAACTTCTTTAAGTTCAATACTAATTCTTGTGAAAAGAATGTAGTACCATTTTCTCTAGAAGTATTAACAGTTTCAGTATATGCACTTGTTCCTTTTAAGTCATAGAAGTAAGCTGTAAGACCTGCTGGTAATGATTCAATTAATGCATCACTATCACCATTGGTTGTAGTAGCGAGTGAACCTGTGTAGTTTACGAAATAAACTCCACTAATCCCACCTACGGATTCCTTACACACTTCATTACGACCGGCTGTTAAATTACAAGGCATGTTGATTAAGTTTTTAGTTTTTAATTTTTGTTCTGAAACTTAAAGAGTGAGAGAGGGAATTCCACCCTCTCATTATTCACTCAATTAAATTAATAGTTTTTGTGGATAGCAATATCGTTTCCGATACCGAATACAGTATCCGCTGTGTATCTCATAATAACTCTGAAGTTTTGAGAACCATCTAAGTCTTCCATGTCTAATACTTTTACAGTATTGTAATCACTCATCAAACCAGTTCCGAAGAATAAGTTAGATTTTTGTGCTGCTACCATCGCAGATGCAGGTAAACCAGGGCAGAATGCTAATTCAATACCATTGAAGTTCATTGGTTTTTCTCCAACGTTCAATTGGTTGTTGTATCCATTTGCACCTTGTGCTCCACCAGCTAATGCTTGTTGGTATGCTTTTGCTACGTTAGTAGGTAAGTAGATGTAAATATCTTCTTTACCATATACAGTTGCAGGGATTGCATCAACGATTGCATTTAACGCAGTTAATACGTTTGCAGAAGTGATAGAACCAGAAACTGAAGATGTTACAGGAGCGTTTACACCACCTGCCACTACTGAAGAAGATAATTCGTTGTAGATACCTTGGAATTGTCCGTTAGTAGCTGAATTACCTTGCCAAATAGAGATTTCAGTTGCTTCAGCTACTTTACCACCTACATAACTAACTAAGAAGTCAGTGAATGTTGCAGGGATAGTATCAAATGCACTATATCCTAATTGTAATGCTTGCCAAGAATCTACGAATTCTTGCTTACATAATTCCAAGTTTACTTGAAGTTCTTTTGGTTCTAATATTCTCTCAGTAAGAGCTACAGTACCAGAAGTTACGAAATCACAAGATGCATCATTAACGATAGAATCAACTGCAATTCTTTGAATTACTGATTTGAATTTAACGTTAGGCATGATTGTGATGTAGCCATTGTCCAAAGTCTTAGCAGAAAGTAATGCAGCTGCAATATATTTGCCTGCGAACTCACCTGCGTAAGTAGTTGTTACTGATGGCTGAGCGAAATTTTGATTTTTTCTCATGTCAATAAGTTTTTTTGTTTGTTTATTTGTATAATTTTGTTAAGAAGTTAGCTTGTGAATTTACAAGTTTATCTTTCTTACTCATTTTAATGTTTTGTGTTTTAGAAGGATTCTCCTCAATAGGAGCACCATCTAACTTAGGAAGTTCTTCTTCCATCTTCACATCAGCTTCTTTTTTATCTTCAGCTGGTTTACCTTTGATTTCATCTTCTTTAGCTTTTCCGATTTCTTCCATCTTAGCTATTTTCTTCTCCATCTCCTCAATACGATATGCTAAATCAGAATACTTCTTCTGCATATCTTCAGGGATAGATTCAACAGGTACATCACCACCATCAGTTTCTTCTTCACCACCGATGTCTTCACCAGCGATAGAAGCCATATCTTCAGGTAATTTCTTTACTTCTTCATCCTTAGCACCTTCAGCTAACTCAACGTTTTCTCTTTCAGTAATTACACCATCTTTGGTTTCTACTTTAATTCTAACATCGTTACCTTCAGAATCCTTTAGGATTACTTCATGCTCTCCATCAGGAGCTGCAGTTTTTGTACCATCTTCTGATACTACATCAACTACTTCACCTACATCAAAGGTAGGAGATTCTAAGATTGTTCCATCTGCTAACTTAGCGTATGTCATCTCAACAGGCTTATCTGCTGATAAAGCTGCTATAATCTTATTTAATACGTGTTTTGCGTTCATATTATTGTGTTGTTTAGTTATTTAACAAATTTGTTTTGTTTTGTATTGATTTTTTTATAATACCATTGACGGTGGTGGTGTAAAATCAGAAGTATATTTTGCAACTCCTTTATAAATTCTATAATCCTGTAACCATACTTGGTCCGTACCACCAAAAGGACCACCAACAATAATTTTAGGTCTTGTTGTAATATTTAGAGTGCCGCCTACACCAGTACTAGCTACTGATACACCATCTCTATAAATCGTATAGGTTGTACCATTCTTAACAAATGCTAAATGATACCATTGTTCAACATTCCAACTTAATACACCACTTTGAACTACAGCTTCGGTAACTGTTGAGGTATTAACAATAAATCTTAATCTACCAACATCTATGTTAGTCCATACTGATGAATTCGCTGGTGCGCCAGGAGAATAATCTGCGTAAATATTTTTGTTGACAACACCACCTGCGCCAAAATTAATCCATGTTTCAATAGTGAAATTCTGAGTTGTAAATTGGAAATCACTATCATTTTGATTATAGAATGAACTGGTATTTGATGTTCTAGTAGAAGTTGTATATCCATTGCCAGCAAAATTTGTATAAGTTGCATCTGCAAATGAACCTGTATTAACATTTAAGTTACTACCAACTCCAGCTATATCAGCATGTACATCTGAATAACTCAAACTCATTCCTAACGAACCAAATTGATTACCAGGTGTAGCAAATAGTAATGATGCCGATAACGGGTCATTTCTAAATGATGCCGGTGCAAAAGTAGTTGTAGTTGTTGTGGACGTAGTTGTAGTTGTGGTTGTTGTAGTAGTTGTAGTAGTAGGGTCAGGTGCAGGCGCTATCGGTACGATAGGCTTGTTACTTGCTCCTAATATGTTTAAGTTTAGATTTAACATCTATTTTTATTTTAATGCGATAATGTTAGTTGCTGTTGAAGAAGAAGATACTGCAGCTACCAAACCAGGGATAAATCCACTAGCTGATACAAAAGTTAATACTGAGCTATCAAAAGTCTTCACAACTAAATTACCTTGTCCACCTACATATAATCCACCTGCTACAAATCCAAATTGAGGATTGTTAGAGTTGAATGCATTAAAAGCTGAAGAACCTGTTGGAATTACAGCTACACCACCGCTGAATTGAGCGTTGGTTATATATGATTGTTGATTTTCTAATTTCATATTGAGTTTGTTTTATTATTTAACAATTTTGTTTTGATTTATATTGATTAATATACAAAGTTACCAGCTGATGTAAATGTGTGGTATGTGTATAAACCATCTGATGTTATTGTTCCACCTGTTGGGTATTGTGGTCTTTGTAAATTTAGATAGCGTATTATCACAACACCATCTTTACCATTTGTTGGAGCAGGAGACTCATAGCCACCATCTCCACCATTACCATAAATACCATTTCCAAATACAGGAGCACCTCCAGCGTTTTGGCCTCCACCACCACTACAATAATTTACACCAGTAACCCAAGCTTTAGCTGAACCAGCATTTCCACGAGGATTTGGTATAGATGGAGTAATAGCACCACTACCAGCTCCTCCACCTCCACCACCACATCTATTATTTGTTATGTTTCCACTTTCAGCACCACTATTTCCTTGCGTAGATGTTCCAGTACCAGGTGCACCGCTTGGTCTAGCTCCTCCACCACCTGAACCACCATTATTTCCATTTACAGTACCTAATGCACCACCTGCTCCACCACCTATTGATGTTTGTGATAAGAATGATGAGTTACTACCATTTGAACCTTTGCCGGTTGTTGCTACACCACCAGCACCAACAGTAATTGGATAAGTTCCTCTAGGTAGGGATTGGAATGAAGATGATATAAAACCACCAGCACCTCCACCACCACCATAGTTAGTACCCATATCGCCAGTAGCGTTTCCAAATCCACCTGCTCCACCACCTGCTACTATAAGATATTCAATATCTAATGCAAAGTTTACTTGAGCATCAGTAGTTGGTGATAGTACTTCTTTATCTCCACTATATAAATTATTTATTTTTCTATTTCCAAAATATACTATCATAAGTTCCTTTTAATATGTGAATGTACCTGATGTTGTAAATGTATGGTATGTATATCCGCCTGTTTGTGTAATTGTACCACCCGTTGCCTTAGGAGTTCCAGAGTATCTAAATATACAAACACCATTAGCTCCATTTCCACCTGTTGTGGTAGTTCCATTACCACCACTACCATAAGTTCCTGCAGTACCTCCTCCAAAACCATTACCACCATTACCATAGGTTACTCCATCTACCCAAGCTCTACCTGGTCCACCATTTCCTAAACCTGTATGGTTACCACCTGCTCCACCACCACCTTCACCAATAGTTAATGAACCATTAGAGTCTCCACCAATTCCAAAAAATCCTTGTAGTGGACTTCCAGTAAAACTAACTCCACCACCTGTAGCTCCTGCATTATCACCAGCTCCACCACCTGAACCACCACTTCTACCATTATCATTAGTACCAGAACCTGCACCTTGTCCACCACCTCCGCCTCCTGGCGCAGTTTGGTTTATTGTTCCTGTTATTTCACTTTGTCCACCATTTCCACCAAATGTGTTATTACCACCATTCCCACCAGTTCCAATGGTTATTGAATTACTTACAGTTGTTGGTTGTGCTATAAAAGATGATGATACAAATATACCAGCTCCTCCACCGCCACCATTACTACTGCCGCCGGATGAACCCCCACCACCAGCACCTCCTCCTAATAGTAACCATTCAATAGTTAATGGGTATTGTCTAGCAATGACATCATCCATTCTTTGTGAACCTAACATCACATCATTTACCAATGTAGTTCCTATATAGACTGTTTGCATATCTTATGGTATTGTTGTTGTTGATGTAGTTGTTGGTGGTGGTGTATAAGTTGTTGTTGAAGTACTGCTAGTTGTTGTAGAAGAAGTAGTACCAGAAGTACATTCTATACAACTACCAAATGTATTTGTAACAGTTGATAAAGTACCACCCATTCCAGAAGGAGTTACCTGCCAACATGCATTGGTATCATAAGCTGCGCCAGGTGCAAAGAACTTATAAACTACAGCTGAACTTAAAAACATCGTAGTTGATATTGTGTAAGAAGCCCCTCCAGCACAATTAGTTATCATATAATTGTATGAAGTTGGCATTGTAGTTGTGCTTGTTGAAGAAGTAGTTGTACTACTAGTTGTTGTACTGCTTGTTGTAGTTGTAGGTATCGTAGTTGTAGAACTAGATGTTGTTGTGCTACTTGTTGTAGTAGGTTGAGTAGTAGTACTTGTTGAAGTAGTACTGCTTGTTGTAGTAGGTTGAGTTGTTGTAGATGTGCTAGTAGTTGTTGTACTAGTCATTGCATTAATTGCATCAATAGCAGCATTAATCTTTGCTCTTGCTATTAATCCACTATCTCCATTGTTAATTGTTTCTAAAGGCATAATATATTATTTTTAATCTATCCAAAATGATGAGTCTATCCAAACACCACTATCATTCCAAAATCCAGTGGCTAATATCCATGTACCAATCGGTAATGTAGTTGATGTTGTAGATGTAGGAACAGGTGTAGGAGGTATAGGTTGTACAAATACAGGAGCACTCTTTTGAATGCTACCAAAGTTACTACTACCTACTGATATTCTACCAAATGTTTTACTACCTATTCTTATCTTAAACATTGCTATCTAAATTATATTCTTTCCAACTTAGTGTATCTTCATCCCAATAAGTTAATTCATTAGTTTGTGCAATTGGTGCTTTCCAATCTGAATTACTATCTAATACCCAAGAAGGATATGGTTTAGGGGATACAAAAATATCTTTTGCTTCATCATACCAATAACCTATTCCAGCGTATTGCTTTCTGAAGTTACCATTGTATGATGTTTGTATCCATCTTCCACCTAATCCTAACTCATCAGCTAGGAATTCTTGTCCTCTATGTTCTTGTGAGTTATCTACTACTAATACTTCCTGTACATAACCCCTTTCGTCTATTCTTGCAAAGTGTGCCATACTATTATAATTTTATGCTGTTCTTGTAAATGTTCCTGATGATGTAAATGTGTGAACTTTGAATGCTCCATCCGTAGTTTCAGTTCCACCTGTTGCTGTCATTGAAGATGCTAAGTATCTAAATATTACTATACCACTACCTCCAGCTTGTCCATTTAGTGCACCACCCCATGCTGCTCCACCTCCACCACCACCGGTGTTAGCAGTTCCTGCAGTTGGTGTTACGTTTGGTGAATTCGGTACATCCACATCCGAACCACCTCTACCTCCACCACCTAAACCACCAGGTGCTGCAACTGTATTACTAGCCCTAGAACGGCAACCTCCACCACCACCAGCGTAGTAAGTAAGAGTACCATTAATTGCTGATTGTCTACCAATACCACCATCACCACCTGTGTTAGCAGCACCAACACCAGCAGAACCTGTTGCGGCCGCACCACCACCACCTCCACCTTGTAGTGTTTGAGGGGATGGTACATATAATCCAGCTCCACCAGGGTAACCCTGAATTGGTGGTCCAAATGAGCCCGAACCTGCCGCTAAGTTTCCATAATCACCACCACCACCAGAACCTCCGGGAGTTGCAGTTTGTCCAGCATTAGCACCAGCTCCTCCACCACCACCTAATGCCATATATGTTGTTACGTTAGGGAAATCAAATGATGAAGTAACACCAGTGCCACCTCTATTTGCTGAAGTTCCAGCCGTTCCACCCGCACCAACTTTAACTACATAAGCTTGAATTGCAGGAGAGAATGAACCTGAAAGTAAACCTCCAGCTCCACCACCACCTCCTACGTTAGCTCCACCGCCACCACCTCCGGCTACTACTAAGTATTCAACAGATACTACTGCTGGAGGTGCTGCCGATACGGCTTGTATATTATAAAACATTGTTGATGTGAATAAACTCATTATATAAATCTTTTTGCGTTCACTATGTGTACTAATGTACTACTTTCAGCTACTAATGATAACACATCTTTTACTCCACTACCAGATGATGGTAAGTAGAATGAACCAGATGGTTGTCTTACGTTTGTACTAAATGATGCAGTTGATACAGTACCAGTTGTTACAAATATGTTTGCGTTCTCACCAGGGTTTGCGTTAAACACATTAAAGTGTGTTGTAGCGTTATTTGCTAATGTTACAGTAAAGAAGTTACCAGCGTTCAAATCAATTGATGCTGTATTACTTGCTACCGATACTGCTACCACATTACCTTGCGCTGAACCTGTTAGTATTATTGAACCTGTCACTCCATAAGAGCCTGTAAACGATGATGATATTGTTGTTGTAATACCATTCGTACCATTTATTCCAGATGTTCCATTTGCACCATTTACACCATTCGTACCATTGATACCTGATGTTCCTGATACTCCAGAAGTTCCAGCTGAACCATTTGTTCCAGCAGTTAAGTTAGAACCAGAGATAACATACATTGTATTTGCATCAGCAGTTCCAGCTGCAAGTAATGCTCCATAAGATGCTGATGGTAATGTTACAATGTTAGTAACCGCAGGTACAGTTGTGTATGTATCATATATGTTACTAATTACCGAGCCACTAAATCCAGCAACTCTTTGAGTGATAGAACCAGTTACTCCTAATGAGCCTGTGATTAATGCACTACCAGTAAAAGGAAATGCTGCATCAACCGCTGAACCTGATATGATGTATAATGTATTTGCATTAGGGTTAGCTAATGCGTTATATTGAGCTTCAGTTAGAGTTACGATGTGTTCAATTGGTTCTACATCAGTATAGATGTCACCAATATTATCAATCACCGAGCCACTAAATGAGCCTGTTGAAATCTTAATTGAACCAGTAACTCCTAAGCTACCAGTAATTTGTGCTGAACCAGAGAATGGAAATCCTACTCCAGTTCCACTTCCACCTGTCAATGTGATAGATGCAGTGTTATTATTAATTGTAAGTGATTGTACGGATGAGCCACTAAATTGTAAATAGGTTGCTGTACCAATGTTTGTTGAACCAGAAGCAAATCCTAAAGATGGTGTAATACCACTTGTACCATTACTTCCATTAACTCCATTACTTCCATTAACTCCGCTTGTTCCATCTACACCACTCGTACCATTTACGCCAGAAGTACCTGCCGGTCCATTAGTACCGCTTGTTCCATTAACTCCACTCGTACCATTAACACCGCTTGAGCCATTCTGTCCGTTAATTCCAGACGTTCCGTTTATACCATTAATTCCTGATGTTCCTGATACCCCAGAAGTTCCAGAAACTCCTGATGTACCATTACTACCATTCAATCCAGAAGTTCCATTTACACCACTCGTACCATCTACTCCTGAAGTGCCATTCACTCCGCTTGTTCCGTTAAGACCAGCTTGAGCTACTAAGTTCCAATCAGATGTAAATACGTTTGGTTGTTTGTTTGTGTTTGAAGTTACTGATACATAAGAGTTACCATTGTATTCTACAGTATCATTAATTTGATAAGTTGTTGCACTATCCCATTCACCTCTCCAATCAAATGAAAGACCAGAAGAACCTGATGTACCATCTACGCCGCTTGTGCCACTTACTCCGTTTGTTCCACTCACACCGCTTGTACCATCCACACCACTTGTTCCATCTACACCACTCGTACCCGATACTCCGCTTGTTCCGCTTGTACCAGCAGTTCCCGATAAGCCCGATGTACCATTTGTTCCATCTGCTCCATCTGCTCCGTTTATACCACTACTTCCTGAAGTACCATCTACACCTGAAGTACCTGAACTTCCATTTACTCCTGATGTTCCAGAAGTACCTGCTGTGCCACTAATACCCGATGTGCCACTAATTCCGCTTGTACCTGAAGTACCTGATGCTCCCGTTGCTCCTAATGAGTTTACACTCCATAGAGAATATGTTCCACCACCAGTTGGTGTATCAATAACAAAGTTCATTACCCCACTTACAATATTGTATGAGATAACACTAACTTCCATTTTGTTACTATTACTATTAGCAACTATTGCCTGTTGACCAGGTGTCCATTGTAATGATGCTGATATGTTTATTGTTCTAGTATCACCAGCTGCACCAATAGAAATTGATGATGTTGATTGTGATGCAAATCTGTCACCCGTAGCACCATTTAATCCTGATGTACCTGATGTACCTGCAGTACCCGATGTTCCATTTGCTGAACCTGATACAAAGTATAATGTATTAGGGTTTGTTTGACCTGATGCTAATAGTGAACCATAAGATGCACTATCTATTGTTACCACATATTGAGCAGGTAATATATTTGTGTATGTATCTATTATATTTGAAATCAAGCTACCTGAGAATGAGCCTGAACGTTGTGTTGGGTTTGAGCCTGATATTTGTAAACTACCAGATACACTAACCGAACCAGTAACTCCCATAGAGCCTGTAATTTGTGCAGAGCCACTAAAAGGAAAACCTACTCCAGTTCCTCCACCACCGAATGATGATGTTGGTACTGATATAGATACGTTACCAGCTCCACCCACTAATGCGTATCCCTGTTGTAAAGATGCTGTTACTGAACCTGTTACAATTAAATCTCCAGTTACTCTTACATCTGCTGCTTGTATTGATATACCCTGATTTGTCACATACTCTGATATAGTAGGAGTTGTTAATGCTCCACCACTCACAATTAATCCATTACCTCTAACTAAAGCTGGTAGGTTTGAGTCTAAAATAATTCTACTTGCTGATAATTGTAATCTAATATCACCAGAACCTGATGTATTAATATCGTTTACTAATAATGTTGTTTGTATCGATTGTTGTGATACAAAGTTATTAGAACCAGTAGTTGCAAAAGAACCTGTTTTAGAATTCAAGCTTCCAGTTGTACTATTAACGGATGCACTAAATGCATTTATCGATGCAGTATATTGTCCGAATATAGTATCATTAACCGCATCAATGTTATTAATAGTTTGAGCAGTTGATGCTGAATACGCTAAGAATGAAGAAGTAAATAACTTCTCATTAATATTGTTTTGTAGCGTAGATGAAGATGCATTTAATTCTGCTGCAGATACGAAATTCAAATCTACTGAAGAACTAAATAGCTCCAATGCTTCAATTGATGCTGATAGTGATTGTGAAAAAGAATTAAAAGTTCCTTCATCCACCAAACTATCAATCATATTGGTATTGAATGTTCGAAGTAACGTAGGGGTTATAAATCCACTATTGTTATTTGGAAACGAATTATTGTTTTCGTTTTGTAATTGCGTTTTGTTTAATTGAGACATATCAATTTATATTTTTTTAATAAACAGGTGTACCTATATCGAAACCATCAGAAAACCCAACACTAAATCCACCTCTTGATGCAAATGCTGCTGGTGATTGGGTTTGTCCAATACCTTGCTGAATCAATGCTCCATCGCAACATTTACGTGAATATGTGTTAGAACCTATACACAAACAAGCTCTACGATTGTTCTTTGGTGAACTCTTTCCCCTAGTAGGTCCTAAATAAACGCCTGATGTTGCTTGAAATCGGGCTAAGTAAGCTGGAGTTGGCATATACTAATGATTTTATTCTTTTAACAACGAAACACAAAAATGTAGTGGATTACCTTGCGGTTTTAGCCAATACCTCTTTGTGTAGTAGATTTTGTAACTGATTATAATCTGATTGATATGATAAGAATAACAAACATTGTTCTAATGGTAGTTTGGTAATCTCATCCATTACTCTAATGTCTCCATTCGCCAGTTGGACAACGGTGGAATAATTTTTCCACTTTTTTCCAAAATTGATTTGATGTTGTGAGGTATCTCCCCCTGGTCCATCAAAGATTTCAGGATATAATTCGGTAAGTCCGTTAATAAACGAACAAAAAAAAACAATGCACCAAAGTGAACATCCATACCAACCTCTAAGAATAACTCCTCATTAGTATCCGCATCGTATGGTTTAATCTCATATAACGAACCAGTCTTAGATGTTACAGGCCTATATAGGATACTCATTATCTTAGCCCAATTCTCATTGATGGTAAACGTATCCCACTTAGCTATATCTAAATAAGCTCCATAAGCCATCTTAGATAAGTTAGGTTCAAACCCATACTCCACTCCATTGATTTTAATAAACCTTTGTAATGGTAATTCAGTCTTACCCATAAACCCTACTAAATTGTTTTTAATATTAGTAAAGGTTTCAGTATCTAATTGTGTTAGGTACTCTACATTGAATCCACATAGGTGATGCATTAAACAGGCTATATATCCTTCTTCTTGCTCTCCATATACCTTTATATCATTTTGTAATGCTAGGTACTTCTTTAATGGTATTGCTGACCATTGTGTTGGTACTGTTATCTTTATCTCTTGCTTCATATTATTTTCTTTTGAATAGCTTTACATAGCTTGTGTGAATACCATCTCCTTCTGAATATACACAATTATATACTTCTTCTATAGCTTCTAATATAACACACCCTCTATCATCCGTTTGAAATAGTTCGGTATCTAATGTTAATAATAGCCATTCGCTTATAAATCTTTGTTTATAATATACACTCCAATTTTCTTTGTTAATTTTTATCATATTAAAATTGTTTCTTTTCTCTATATTGTTCTGGGTTCATCAATTCAATGTTAGTATTAATTACTTCCGCTTTTATTGCTGATACATCTATGGTGTTTATTCTATCACTCATAAGGTTTTGTAATCTTGCATTCAGCGAGTTCCTTTGATGGACTGTTGCTGCTAGAGATGCTTTAGCTTCTCTCAAATCCTCTAATAGTTTACGATTGATGGCTTCGGTGTGTGCTACATATTCAGCCATCGCCATAAAATCTGCTTTGGTAAGGTTGTCTAAATCTAATTGTTCTTCCATGTTGTATTGTTTTTATATATTGTTTCTTTATTTAAGTTGTGTTGCCAATATGGCCCATATCTAGTATTCCAAAAAATATCTACATCCTCATTCAATTCACCCACCAATAGATTTATTCTATCCTTCCATCCCAATTCCATTATCCTATCAGTTAGTACTCTTTCAGGGTGTGTACCTTCAGGCACTACATCCCATAGTGTTAGTAAGTTATCTACTGTATCTTCCATCCAATAATCTGAAAGGTAACCACCTCTATGGTCTACCCAAAACAAAGTGTTGTATCCATCAGTAAACTTTTCAAATAGTGCTTCAGGGTTCTTTACCCACATATCACTTCTCATCTTTAAGGCTCTATCATATCCCATCTTCTTAGCTAATTCTAATCCAGCTAACGTACTTGTCTTTTGATAGTTCATATTGTATGTGCCTGTTGTTGGTGGCAGTTGTGAGTATATTGCTATCTCATCATTTGTAAACGTACCTTCAAATGCTTTCCATGTTGAATAGATTACATCGTATCCTTTCCAACACTTTCTTATTTGTTCTATTGAGTTTTGTTCAACAGGTCCTTGCACTACTATACATCTTTTCATATTATCTAATTGTAATTGTGTATTTTCCTTTGTTTGCTGCAGAGTGTGATAACCTCATCATTGCTACATAGCGTGCCGCATCTAATAAGTGGTTATTGAAATCTACGGGCTTATCTAACATCTTACCGAACCTATCCGTTTCCCATTCGTATGAATAGAATTCGTTTACTAAGTTCTGACAACTCTTAGGTATCTTTATCTTATAGTTCTGCAATACTCCTATACCAAAGTTAATGCTATCCTTACCCTTTGTTACAGGTCTGATATTAAAACCAGCTCTACTGATTTCTTCTATTAGTCTTGGTTCGGAACTATCTGCCCATATCTCCTCTCTATCTTTTACAGCAGCCCTTAACATATCAATTATCTCTCCCGTAATCATTCCCTTCTCATAGCAATGTTCTAAGATGTATAGCTCATTACCATTCATCTTCCATACACTAACTAATGCGTTAGGGTCATTCGCATATCCAAAATCCAAGCCCCATGCTATAAACTCTGCTTCATCCGGCAACCATTCCACTTGCTCAAACTCAAAGATTGCTTTATCGTTTGTTGTGTACTCACCCTTTGTATAAACTTGATAAGCTTTAGGGTTGGTGTTCTTCAAATCCTCCAATGC